ACATCCCGTCTGGCCAAAAATAGATTATGCGCCATGTGAAACAGAAATAGGAAATAGTACTGGCGTTATTTTGCTTGATGTTACTAAAAGACATAACGTAAATAACGATACAGACAATGTTAGAATTAATTTACAAATAGAATTTAACGAGCCCTTTGACAAAGTTGGAAAAAGGCTCGGTTATATATAGAATTGAGGCGCCGAATAGTCGGGTCTCATTTTCAACCTTGCAAGTCATTGGAGGTACATATGACTGGATTTACTTACCCACGTAGTGGGTTTATCGGTTTCGACCACATTTTCGATCAGCTTGAAAGCATTCACAAGCATGCGAAAGATACATACCCGCCACACAATGTCGTCAAAGAAGAGGAACTTAAGTTTACTCTTGAAATGGCCGTGGCTGGATTCAAAGAAGAACATATTGACATTGAAGTAAATGATGGCGTCCTTACTATTAAGGGTGATCGTCCTGCGCGGAGAGATCAAAACAAATATGTTCATAAAGGCATCAGTGCTCGAAACTGGAAAAAGTCATTTAGACTGTCTGAATATACAGAAGTAATCGGAGCAGATCTAAAGGATGGAATATTGACTGTCGACTTAGAAGTCGTCCTTCCTGAAGAGAAGCAGCCTCGTAAAATTTCAATCGGAAATAACGAGGAGTCAATAAATGACATCAATAGCACTAAAGGGTTTTTCAATCGCAACAGCGATCGTTAGTCCTGTAACAAACTTCTTTGATAGCTTTGGTAAGGCTATTATTATGGCACGTGGCGTAGAAGCAAACTTCAAGGTTGCATATGACCTGCGACATGAATATCCAAATATGGATGTTCCACAGATTGCAGCGATGTTAAACGAACGTTTGCGTAAGGAGGTTTATGGTGATTAAATTTATCAAAAGCCTTTTTAATTTTAAAGCACACGATCCTATTGAGGACTATCTATCACAATCTACAGATCTTGTTGATCTGGAGAACCGTATGAAAGAACTCAAGTATAAAGGTATTTGGATCTAATGTGGCCATATACTTACGAAGAAGCGAAATGGTTTATGTCTAAACCGACGAAGAAAAACTAAATACTAAGGAGTTCCCTGAAAGGGGTGCTCCTTATTTAATCACAGGAGGTAATATGAAGGGCGAAGAACGTAAATGTGAATGCGGTCATAAGTGCCACTGTTATCAACCACAATGTGAAGAGTGCGTGAATGACGTATGTTATGAATGTAAATGTAAAAAACCTACAGATAAAAAAGATATACCTACGAGCATGTTGAATGGACTTTGAAAATAAAATACACATACAATCACTAGACCCTGCGGAACGTGATTGGGAATATGATGGAGCAGGTGATCGTGTCTATAAAGGAACAAGAAAACCATATAACGATGAATATGAGATATGGAAAGAAAGGTTCGGTCACGACTGGCAACCTGAGAAAAAAGAAAAATATAAGGGTGTAGAAGAACCCTATTATGTCGACTTACCATAGGAGATAAAATGGATTTACATAGATTGCGTGAGGATTTAGAAGATGATGAAGGTGTTGTTTACGAAATTTATCTTGACCATCTTGGTTATGCTACCTTTGGGATTGGTCATTTGGTACGAGAAGAAGATCCAGAATATGGATGGGATGTTGGTACAGCAGTATCAGAAGAACGAGTTGCTGAGGTCTTCGAATCGGATATTAGAATCACGATTGAAGATTGCGAACGAATTTATCCGGACTTCCACGACCTCCCTGATGAACCCAAACTCATCATCGCCAACATGTGTTTTAACCTTGGATATCCAAGACTTTCTAAATTTAAAGGAATGAAAGCAGCGGTAGATGATAGAGATTGGAATCGTGCAGCAGATGAGATGCTTGACTCTCGCTGGGCAGTTCAGGTTCCAAACAGAGCAAACAGATTGATAGAAAGAATGAGGAACGTCTAAATAACACCTTTACTTTTCCCAGAAAGTATAGTATAATTATGAGCAACTTGGAGGTGTTATGGGATTCTATACATCAGTCGTCAGATACGGTAATTCATTTCTCTATAGAGGATATGATAGTAACGGAAACCGTGTCGCTAAAAAAGATTTTTTCAAACCTACACTCTTCACCCCATCTAAAACAGATGAAGGGTGGAGAGGACTAGACGGTACTGTCATCGCTCCTATGGAGTTTGATAACATGAAGTCTGCAAAAAACTGGGCAGAGCAATATCGTGGTGTGTCCCAGTTTAACATCTATGGTTCGTCTAATATGACGCACCAGTATATCACAAAGAAGTTTCCTAGAGAAGTAGAATTTGATCGTGACAAAATTAATGTCATGACTATTGATATTGAGACTGCATACGATAATGGGTTTCCTGACCCTGCCGTTGCGGATCAAGAAGTTCTTGCTATTACTGTTAAGACTAACCAGAGCGATGTGTTTTGGGTCTGGGGTATGCAAGACTATGATACTGACGCAGCACTTATCAAACCTGTTCGCTATATCAAGTGTAAAGATGAATGGGAGATGCTTCTCAAGTTTCTTGACTTTTTTCAAGATCCAACTAAGAATCCTGACGTTATCACTGGTTGGAACGTTCGGTTCTTTGATATTCCCTATCTGGTTAATCGTGTAGCAAAGGTTCTTGGTCTTGAACAGGCAAAGAAGTTTTCGCCATGGGGTATGGTTGACTATCATAAAATTAAACGCATGAATCGTGAAGAAGAGGTGTATGAACTTCGTGGCATACAGACTCTTGACTATCTTGACCTCTTTCAGAAGTTTGGGTATGCGTATGGTAAACAGGAGTCATATAAACTTGATCACATTGCTTATGTTGTACTTGGCGAGAAGAAGTTATCGTATGAAGAGAGCGGTTCACTAAGAAACCTATACAAAGACGACTTCCAGAAATACATCGACTATAACATGAAAGATGTGCAGTTGGTTGATCGACTAGAAGATAAGATGGGTCTTATTACTTTGGTGATGACTGTAGCATACAAGGGTGGTGTGAACTATCAAGATGCCTTCGGTACTACAGCGATCTGGGAATCTATCATCTATCGTAAACTGAATCTTGATAAAGTTGTTCCAACATACTTTGCTGACTTATCAGATAAGAAGTCTCAGTTCGCTGGTGGTTTCGTAAAAGAACCTATGGTCGGTGCGCATGACTGGGTCGTATCTTTTGACTTGAACAGTCTGTATCCTAATATTATTGTTCAGTGGAATATGAGTCCTGAGACTATAGGTAAACTTCCTCCCGACCGTGTTCCTGGTGGTGTTGACTTTTATCTCAAGTTCTTTGGTTCTGATGTTGATCCACTTCACCCTGCTCAAAGAAGTAGGAATATTACTGTTGCAGCAAACGGTACGACCTATCGTAAAGATGTTGATGGTGTTATTCCTCAGACGATTGTAAGTTTCTATGACGATAGACGTTCTGTAAAGAAGCAGATGCTTGCTGCTGAACAAGCATATCAAAAGGGAAAGACCTTTGAACTTGAGAAAGAGATCAACCGATTACATAACCAGCAGATGGCGATTAAAATTCTTATGAACTCTCTTTATGGTGCGCTCGGTAATCAGTATTTCAAATACTTTGATCTTGATGTCGCCGAAGGTGTAACTCTTACAGGGCAGATGGTTATCCAGTGGGCAGAGTCTGCGATGAATGTCGCTATGAATAAAGTTCTGAAGACTTCTGGTAAGGACTATGTCATAGCGATTGATACTGACTCGCTCTACGTGAACTTTGGTGACCTAGTAAAAACACTCAACCCGAAAGACCCTGTCAAGTTCTTGGATAAGATATGTCAAGAACACTTTGAACCTATTCTTGAAAAAGCATATGATGATTTATTTCAAAAGATGAACTGTCATAAACCACGCATGGAAATGTCTCGTGAGGTTATCGCTGATCGTGGTATATGGACAGCAAAGAAAAGATATATTCTAAATGTGCATAACTCGGAGGGAGTGCAATATGCAGAACCTAAACTCAAGATTATGGGCATTGAGGCGATCAAGAGTTCGACACCTGAGGTTGTACGAAATAAATTCAAGGAAGCATTTAAAATTATTATTTCGGGTTCTGAAAAAGATACTCAGAACTTCATACAGGCATTCAAACAAGATTTCAAATCGCTCCCACCCGAGGCAGTGGCATTTCCGAGGTCAGTCTCGAATATTACAGACTGGAGCGATCGGAAAACTATATACAAGAAAGGATCGCCCATCCATGTTCGGGGTTCGCTCCTGTATAACAAATACCTCAAAGAATACAAACAAACAAATAAATATGAACTTATAGAAAACGGTACGAGGATCAAGTTCTGCTATCTTAGATTGCCGAATACGATCCGTGAAAATATCGTTGCCTTTCCTGATGTATTACCTGAAGAGTTCGGGTTACATCGTTTCGTTGACTATGAACTACAGTTTGAAAAAACTTTTGTAGAACCACTTAAACTTATCCTTGACGCAATCAACTGGAACGTCGAGGAAGTTCAGACATTGGAGGACTTCTTTGCCTAAATTACAAACCAACTTTGACATGGTCGAAGAATTTATGAATGCGTTCGGTCAGGACGTAGAAACCGAACCGCAGTGGACAGGTGTCGCTGAACTGCGGTATGAGTTAATCCGTGAAGAACTTGAAGAGATGCGTGAAGCACTTGATGGTCGTGACCTTGTTGGAGTCGCTGACGCACTGACTGACCTACTGTACGTTGTGTATGGTGCGGGTCATGCGTTCGGGTTAAACTTGGATGAAACGTTTAATGAAGTCCATCGCAGCAATATGAGTAAGTTGGGCGAGGATGGAAAACCTATTTATCGTGAAGATGGTAAGGTTTTAAAAGGTCCTGATTATTCACCACCAGATCTTAAAAAAGTCCTTTACTTTCCTGAGAAAGTATAGTATAATAGTTGTATAGTGAGAGTTGAGGAGATTATATTATGGACACTATTGATATTATTTTAGATCTGAAAAAGAGAATGACTGAAAACCAGTTCAAAGTTTTTTATATGAGAACTGTAAAAGAAATGTCATTCTCTGCTATTGCAGATGTTTTAGGTATTTCTGATTCCGGAGTGACATACACGTATGCAAGATCACTTCGTCAAATTCGTAATTTGAAAAAAGTTTATAAACTTGAGGGAGTACTCTAATGCGTAGAACAGATCCAAATGTAGTCATAGTTGAACAAGCGAAACGTCTAGCGCAAGACAACTATAATATATCTCGTGGCAAGTTCGTGAAGGTTGCCGCTCGTGAGTATGGTAAAGTTGGCGAAGCATATTACTTCGGTGCTGCTATGCGTGAGTTTGATCTGATTCAACAGGAGATGTTAGACTATGAAAAGTGGCGTACAAGTCGCAACATTTAAAAACATCTTCGATAATAAACCTAAGATGATCGAGTTTAAAGACTTCGATCATTTTGAGTCTTCTTTATATAAGATGGCGACTAAAAAACTTCCTACTAAGAAGGATGCTTTCTTGATGTCGCCAGCAGTGTATGAAGAAGGCACTACACGTGCTAATCGTAATGTAACAAACTGGGGTGGTTGGTGCTGCCTAGACGTTGATGATTACACGTTTGAAGGAAAATTAGAAGATGCAATTCGTGATTGTACTCGTAACTGGCATGTCGTTTGTTATAGCACTGCTAGCAGCACTTTGTCTAATCCAAAGTTTAGACTTGTCTTCAAACTATCGAAAGAGGTACAAGATGCACAAATACCTGCTCTCAATTGCGCCATACAAAAGGTGGTCGGACATATCGGAGACGAACAGACTAAAGACCTCTCTCGCATGTATTACATTCCTGCAAACTATGCTGGTGCTAACAACTTTATCTTCACTCTTCCTGGCGATCCTATCGACGTCGACTCTTTAATACAGGAGTTTCCATATGCTCAAAAAGCAAACCTCAACAACTTCTTTGACCGACTCCCAGAAGATATCCAAAAGCAAATCATTGAGCACAGAAAATCAAAAATGGACAAAACTGATGTTCATTGGACGTCCTATCGCGATTGTCCCTTCTTTCCGAGAAAACTGGAAAACGAATACAGACTAATTACAAATACAGGTTGGTATCATAAGATGTTTCAGATTATGGTTTCACTTGCAGGTAATGCTATCAAAAAAGAATACCCTATCACCTCTGCAGAGATATCTCAACTCTGTAGAGAACTTGATGCTGAAACAGGTAACTGGTATGAGAACCGACCTATGGATCAAGAAGCGGATAGGGCAATAGAATATGTTTATAAAAACTTTTAAATTAATTTAAAAAAAGTGCTTTTTTTCCTTTACTTATCTCAGAAAGTATAGTATAATATAAGGGTGAGTATCAATGAGGAGAAAAAAATGACTATTCATTCTACACCTATCAAAGAAACTGGTATTTCATTTATCGCCGCTGTTAACGGTGGTCTTGAAATTTGTAACGATGATCGTTCTGAGGTAATGTGGTCACGCAGCGTTGCTGACCTTGCTGAGTTCGTTCGTGAAGTTGGTATGGCAAGAACTGTATATGGTTCTTCTACTATGGACTTCGCTTCAGAAGAAGGTTTCGCTGATGACGAAGGTGCTAACGAAATGTGGGACAAGGTTATTGAATGTCTTTAATTGATTTTTACAAAGGACTCGGTGAGTATGTTTATTGCTATACTAAAGATGGTACATATAAAAATGCGTACTATAAAGGAAAAGGTGTAGACGGTAGGTGTGCTGACCACGTCAGAGATAAAGGTTATGATATCAACGATTGTTATATTGTTGCTCGTAATCTTGAAAAATTCAGAAGGAAAAGTCCCAGTTTTCTTTTAGAATCTTGGTTAATATGGGAGAACGATCCGCAGGATAATAGAGTCAGCGGTCATTATAAGGAGTGTTTTATTATGCAAAGTTTGAATTTTCTTCGTGATGAGTTTGATGCATCTCAAAGAGATCTATATACTGAAACTGAAGAAATCAGAAGAAGGTTTCCTGATGATTTGAGTGCAACTCGATTAGGACGTATTGAAACAAAAGGTTCTATCTCTCGTATTGAGACTCCTTGGAAATCTTCTCTTCAGTTTGGTATTACTCTGAGAACCAGTTCTGATAAATATCAGTGTCAGATACTGACGAATGGCACTGCTGAAAAATTTGCACCGAAGGTTGAAATGTTCTCTGAATCGTTTCCTAATATTGCCGCAGAGTTTGAGGACAAGTCTATCACTTGGCATGTCGATACTATTGAGGATGCGATTGATTGGTGGAAAATGTTCAATTCTTCAATTTAGTGCTTTACATTGTACACGAAATATGATATAATACGATCATGGAGGATTGTATGAGTAATTTTACTGAAGAATATATTGACGGTGTTCGTACTCTAACTGCGAAACAAAAGTTTGATTGCGAGCACCTGCTCAACACGTTTATGACTGATGAGCATTATGATATCGTTATTGATGACGACTGTGACTTTTATGCCCCACCGCAGGCAACTGTTGATGGTGCGTTTAATACGGAAGAGAACTTGGGTTTTCGTTTCCGTAAAAACGTCTTTACGAAAGATGAAATGGATGGTGCCTATGAAGGTTTGATTGGTGCAGCAACTCTTTCAAATAATCGTGGAACGTCTACTGGTACTATCGGTGATCAAAAGCAAGGTAATCGTGACTGGGTTTATCCATGGCAAAAGGATATTATGAACCTAGTCATAAACGGTGATCTTGAAGGTAAGACCATGAGTGATATCATGGATGACTATATTGATCAATATGGTTCTCTTACATACCACTGGGATAAACGTGCCTCACTTTGGCATCGTGGTAAGATCACCCAAGCAGGTTACGAGTATGAAAACTTCTTTTTGAACCTAATACATATGGAGCAGATGACTCCTGAAAAAGTTCGTGAGATTAAATCATACATTACAGATACTATGTACACTGCTCAGATTCACTCTGGTATTGCAGGGTTCTATGATCGGTATCCTCGTATTCCTTTCGGTCGGGCGACTAACTATACTGAATCAAATATGGATAAGTTTGAAAAGTGTTATCCGTATATGCGCAAACTGAACTCAATGTTTGCTGAGTTGGTTCCGGAACGGTACGGTCGTCAGAAACGAGTTGCAGAGTCTATTGATAAACGGTTCATCGTTGCTGAGGATACTGCGTTCTCAACTATTACGGTCAACAAGAACTATCGTACAACTGCACATCGTGACGGTGCTAACTACGTTCCTGGTTTCTCTAATCTATCTACTGTTACCAAAGGTGACGTTGGTTGGGAAGGTGGTTTATTTGTACTTCCCGAATATCGGGTAGCAGTGAACCTGCGTCCTGGTGATGCACTTCTCGTAGATAATGCTGGTATTATTCATGGAAACACTGAGATGATTCCACCTGCTGGAATGGACATTGAAGATATGGAACGTATCTCTATGGTGTCTTATATGCGGGACGGTATGCAAGAACTCAAGTCTAAAGAGTATGAAGATGCTCGTCATGAGTATGTTGAGTCTCGTAGACTGAATAAAGACCATCCGCTTCAGCGTGATAAGTGGAACGGTATTAGTGAAGGCATGTGGGCAGAGGATGAATGGAATGACTTCCTAGTCTCTAAAGGCATGACTGATGAAGATGGATTCGTGGGACAGAAAAAGGCAGAAGTATCATCTCTTGATGACTTCTTTTAGAGTATGCGAACAGCAAGAGTATGTGAAAAGTGGGATCTAAATTTTAATTTTGAATTGAAAAGTGAAGGGGATAGGAATCAACACGATAGATCCTATCTCCATTTCGCTGCTCAAAAACCAGATTTAGTCGCTTGTAAATCTTATGCAACTGAGTGGTTGCTCAAAGATATCATTGATGAGTCTAAAGAATATTCTGCTATGGAATATATGGCAGGTGTCGGTATCCAGACACTTCTTATTCAAAAAACTTTTAAAATAAAAAACCATGTAGTAAACGAACTTGACGAAGGTTGCGTAGATCATCTCAAGAATACGAACTTTGATATGACTCCACTTGTTACAGGTGAGGACGCAAAGGTTTTACTATCGATAGACAATACTGCTGACCTCAAGTTTCTAGACTTCCCTGCATCGAGTATCCTAAGAACTACTCGTGAATGGAAAGAAGGGTTTGCTAAGATGTTTGAAAGTGAACCAACATTAGCAGTTTGGACTGATACCTCTGTTACATATCCTATGAAGATACACGGTAAGCGATATGCTGAGATCATGGGTGTTGAATCTATTAACACTAAAGAAGAATATGTTCAGGCATACTCAGATTGGTTATATCGTACTCATAGATATTCTATAGTAAAGGCAGCGTTCAGGCATAAGAATGCAGTGTACTTTGCTGCTATTAAAGGTGAGCATAAAACCCAAATGAAAGAGTTTAAACTGGGTGACACGCTCGACGGTTTTTACTTTTTAGATGATAAGAGAGTTTCACTTGCAGAATTTATGTAGATGGTCTGAGTTAAATAACGTTCCCGAAGTATCAGATCTAAAAGAAGGAATGGACTTTAGACTTCCGCAGTATAGGCGAGAGGTCTTTCTTCGGTTTTATGAGTTTCATTTAAAATATGCTGCACATCCTGGCGGTGTGTATTTCGCGATGCCATGGTTGAGTAAAAAGTTTGACCTATCAAAAGAGCAAAAGTTATGGATTGCTTTTATTAACGGTTGCTCTCAGAATATTATTACCACTTGGCAAATATTTGAGAAGTTTCCGTCTCTTGAAGAAACTAAGTTTGAAGATTTGAATAACTGGTGGAACGAAGTTTATTCTAAATTCAAAGTTGGTGGCGGTTGGGACTTAGACCGAAAATATTTTAAGATAGGTAAGACTGGGTTTCCTCAGTGCGTAAAGTCATATAAAGATAATGTAGAGAAGTTTGGTACGCAAACTGAAATGTTTAATTCAGTATGTAACACGAACGATCTAGGAACTAACTTCAAGCAAACTTGGGACCTCGTAAGAAATAACTTTATGTCTTTCGGAAGACTATCAACGTTTTCTTATTTAGAGTATCTGAGGATTCAGGGATTACCTCTAGATTGTGACGACCTATTCTTAGAAGATATCAGTGGATCACGCTCACACCGTAACGGTATATGCAAAGTCCTCGGTCGTGATGATTTAGACTGGTGGAAAGAAAAAGTCACCTATGATAAACCAACCATAGAATGGTTAAAAAAAGAAGCAGATGAACTCTTTCTCGAAGCAAAAGAACGTATAAATCATAATGACGTTTCACTTTTTACACTTGAATCAACTTTGTGTTGTTACAAGTCATGGCATCGCCCAAATAGAAGATACCCAAACGTCTATATGGATATGATGCGTGATCGTATTAAGTATGCGGAATCACAGTGGGGAAATCAGTTTCAAATGTTCTGGGATATGAGAAAAGATTGTCTTCCAGAGAGTTTGAGGATTGAGGATAACCCATGGGATGTAGGTTTACAACCTGCTAAACAAAATCACTATCGTGAAACAGGAGAGGTAATTCTTATGGATTTAGACTGGACTTGTTTCAAAAACTCTTATCAGGATACTTCCCTCGGAAGTTTTATGCACTGATCACTTTACATCTTCAACAAAATATAGTATAATAATATCATGAAAAAATTACTTGCGATTATTGGAGCACCAGGAACTGGTAAAACGACACTCATGAGAGCGTGGATGGCGACTCGTGAATGGAGCGAAGATAGACCAGTGGACTTACTTGATACTCATGTATCAGGTGATATCCGTCTACTTGGTAAATATAAAAACGATGACGTGTTTGGCGGTACTGATAAACTGTCTATGGCGGTTCAACCGAAGGCAGTAGAGTATCTAGAAAACGCATCACCTGTTACTGTATTTGAAGGTGACCGTCTAACTTCAATCAAATTCTTTGATGCTGCAAAGAGCAAAGGTTTTGATATTAAAATAATTCAACTCACTGTTCCTGATACGGTAAGGGAAGAACGTTATAAAGAACGTGGCAGTGAGCAAAACGAAACTTGGTTAAATGGTAGGATGACCAAAGTTAAGAACGTATCTGATGCGTTTTCAGGAAACCCTCTATTTGACGAACCAAGTTTAGTAGAAGTCTGTGAGCATAGTACTCCAGATGACACAAAATCAATCGTACAAAAAATGGAAAATTTCATAGGGGCATAAAATGTCAGCAACTCAAGAATGGATTAAAGAGCAGTTCGCAAAAGAAAACAAACCTATTATCACTGAGTATTCTTTACAGAAACAAGTGAACGAGTTGATAGAAAGAGTAAAACGATTAGAAACTGATATGGCGTATAGGGTAAAAGAAGACTAAATGAATATTGTAATTACAGGTGATGAAGGTTTTATTGGTTCACATTTAAGAAAAAAATTAGAATCAGAAGGGCATAAAGTAACAGGTTGGGATATAAAATACGGTAAAGATATAAACGATTTTTATCTTGCAGAAAATACTGAATTCGTGATTCACCTTGCAGCAGTAGCGGATGTTCGTAGGAGCATCCGCGAACCTGATTTATACTGGGAAGAAAACGTTTTAAAAACAAGAAAGGTTCAAGACTGGTGCGCATTTATGGACGTGCCTCTTTTATACGCATCATCTTCGTGCGTACATGCATGGGGTAAATCTCCATATGGTATGTCAAAAAAAGTAAACGAACTGACAGCACGTAAAGGTCAAGTCGGTATGAGGTTTACAACTGTATATGGTGACGGTGCTAGGGATACCATGTTTATGGGTAAACTACAACGTGGTGAACTTGAATATGCAACTGAGCATCTTAGAGACTTTATACACGTATCTGATGTGGTAAATGCTATTTGTGATTTGATGGATAACTATCACTTCCTATCTTATCCTGCATATAATATAGGTACAGGGACAGGTAACTTTGTTTGTGACTTAGCGAGACTCGCTGGATATAAAGTTGAGATTAGAGAAGGTAATGCCTGTGAAGCATTAGATAACACTGCAGATGTTTCTAGATTGTATGAAGATACTGATTGGAAGCATCTAGTAGACGTGCAAGATTATGTACGAAATGGGTTTACTTTATAGATGAAATATAGTATAATTATTCCTCAAGGAGAATATTGATGAGTATTATGGATAAATTGAAAAAGAACAGTAAGACTAAATTTACTTCTGTTCTTTCTGAGTCAAAGTTTTTCAATGAGAAAGACATGACTCCAACTGACGTTCCGATGATGAATGTTGCGTTATCGGGTTCAGTTGATGGTGGACTTGCCCCAGGACTTACAGTCCTTGCAGGTCCGAGTAAGCATTTCAAAACGTCGTTCGCTTTGATTATGGCGAGTGCGTATATGAAAAAGTATCCGGACGCTGTGTTACTATTTTATGACTCAGAGTTCGGTTCACCTCAATCATACTTTGAAACATTCGGTATTGATACGGAACGTGTTTTACATACTCCTATCACGAATGTAGAAGAACTCAAGTTTGATATTATTGCACAACTTGAGGGTATTGATAGGGGTGACAAAGTTGTGGTTGTCATTGACTCGGTCGGTAACTTAGCATCAAAGAAAGAACTTGAAGATGCTATCAACGAAAAGTCAGTTGCGGATATGTCACGTGCGAAAGCACTGAAAGGTCTGTTCCGTATGACTACACCGTATCTCAATATGAAGGACATTCCTTTGATTGCGGTGAACCACACATATAAAGAGATCGGTTTGTTCCCGAAGGACATCGTGTCTGGAGGAACAGGTATCTATTATTCTGCAGATAACATCTGGATTCTAGGTCGTCAGCAGGATAAGCAGGGAACAGAGATCAAAGGTTATCACTTCGTAATTAACGTGGAGAAATCTAGATATGTTAAAGAAAAGAGTAAAATACCCATTACAGTTTCTTGGGATGGTGGCGTCGCTAATTATTCTGGTCTGCTCTCTGTTGCTTTGGATGGCGGATATGTTGCCAAACCTAGTGTTGGTTGGTATAGTGTGGTTGATCCTGATACAGGAGTTCTTAGTGACAAGAAGTATCGAGAAAAAGAAACACTTACAGAAGAGTTCTGGAAACCAGTCTTAGAAGGTACAGACTTCAAGGAATATATAAAAGGGAAGTTCGCGATTGGTGGAAACTTATCTAACGAACTTGATATAGATGAAGCAGACTGAGAACGAAACTTTTGAACTTATTCCATTAGATGGGGATGAGGGTGATGATTGGGGTGTACGTATCATAGAAGGTGCGTTCCCCGAAACCGTATTGAAGATGGGTCAGGTTTCTATGGACGGAACTGATGACGATCCTATGATATCTTTCAACTTTACGGTTATATCATCACCCGACTCAGAACTCACTTCTGAAAACGAAGACCTTCAAATCCTTGCGGGCGATATCCTGCAAGAGATTATTCGTTCTGCTGTTGAAAATAATACTGGTGAACTTATTACAAGGGAAGTACAGAAATGAAAATATTAGTATTCGGATTACCAGGAGCAGGTAAAACTTGGTTATCCGAGCGATTACATAAACATATGGAATGTGCTTGGTATAATGCGGATAAGATTCGTGAAATGGCAAATGACTGGGACTTTACTCCCGAAGGTCGTTTGCGTCAGGCAACTCGTATGAAAAATATTGCGGACTTTGAAAAAGCAAACTTTCGTTCTGTCATCTGTGACTTCGTATGCCCGACTCAACATACTCGGGATATCTTTGATGCGGATGTAAGAATATGGGTAGATACTATCTCGGAAGGAAGGTTTGAAGATACGAATAAAATGTTCGAAGTTCCATTAGATTTTGATTATCATATCAATCATTTTATGTCTGATGATGAGATTCAAACTCTAGCAGAAACTATCCTTATGGTAGATGAAAGCAAAACTTTAGATATGTTAGAAAGAAAGGCAGGTTCAATAAAATGAATATTGGCGGGCATGAAGAAAGATTCTTTGAATGGACTAACCCAACAGTTCAAATGCTAGGACGTTGGCAACCATGGCATGCTGGGCATACGGAACTCTTTAAACGTTGCCATGCTATGACTGGTCAAGTTGCTATTATGATTCGCGAAGTACCAAAGGAGCGTGAAGCGAATAGTCGTGTTCCTGGTCAAGATGATAATCCATTTGAATTTCAAGAAGTTCAAGATAATATTGTTGAAGCATTGGAAAAAGAAGGGTTTACTTTTCAAGAGGATTACGTTATAATACCTGTGCCAAACATTGTTGATATTTCTTATGGGCGTGGTGTTGGTTATACATTTACAGAGCATGATCTTGGTAAAGAAATCCACGATATATCAGCAACTAAGATTCGTGCGCAGATGAGAGCAGAGGGTAAACTTGCAGACAAATCTTGAACAGATCATCCTACGGAATCTTCTGACTGACGAGGATTATATGCGGAAGGTTCTTCCGTTCGTCAAACCAGATTATTTCGAAGGGGTCTATCGTACATTATTTAAAGAAGCAGGAAAGTTCATCGGCAAGTATAATAAGTTGCCGACACTTGAATCTTTTAAGGTTGAACTGGATCAGTCTGATAGACTGAGCGGTGAAAACTATACGGTTGCTGTTGATATACTTCCTAATCTTTTTGCTAAAGAAGAAAGTGATAATCAATGGTTGATGGATTCCACTGAAAAGTGGTGTCAGGATAGAGCAATCTATAATGCTATTATGGAATC